CGCCCGTTGCGCTGCTGGCGGACCTGTAGCCCGTTGCGCTGCTGGCGGACCTGTCGCCCGTTGCGCTGCTGGCGGAGCCGTCGCCCGTTGCGCTGCTGGCGGACCTGTCGCCCGTTGCGCTGCTGGCGGACCTGTAGCCCGTTGCGCTGCTGGCGGAGCTGTCGCCCGTTGCAGCATTCGCAAGGCCATCACCTTTCGTGTGCGCCGATTTCACGGGGTCGCAACGCTGCGTCGTGTACTCAATGGCCGCCTTGATCATGCCGACCAGATCGATTTCGGCTTTCACCGTAATAACGCGACTGGCAACCTTGGAATCATCCTCATGGCGGGATAGCTCGCCGCTCTGCTCCACAATGGCAAAGCGACTCTCGCCGGGAGAGTAGTAGCCGAATACATCCAGCGGATATTCGCAGGCATGGAAGCCGCCACGGCACGCCTCGACTTCGCCCTCATGGGCGTAAGTCTGTCCCGGCGCGAACTGAAAGCCTCGGCACTGCCAGCTCTTGTCAAAGCCCTTGTAGGCGATGATGGTTTCTTCTTTCTTCTTGCCCACGATGATTCCCCTGAATCGGTCGTTGTTTATTTGGAAACTTCTTCAGCCCGCGCAAACGCATGGCGGTCTGCGTACTCGTCCAGACGCGCATCCAGCCACTTGCGGTAGTCATCGGCGCTCAGGTGGCCGGCCATGAAGGCCAGCAGCTGCATGTCATTGTCGGCGTGCTCGCCGACGTAAACAGAGAAGTCGTTGGGGCCGATCACATAGCCGTTGCAGCGCACCGGAATGCCCTTGGCGATGTCGGCCTTGATTTCTTCCTTGCAGCGCTCCACAAGCGCATCCCACGAGGCGTAGGCCGCCTGCTGGCGCTCGTATTCGCGGAGGGCGGTGTTGTGGGGGAGGGCTCCGTCGAGCATTTTCTTGTTCTCCATCGGCGGCGATTCGATGGAGTGATTAAACCACAGGTATAAATTACAGGCAACCTTAGGTTTAAGTAAAAGTTAAACCTGCGGGATAATCCGATGAGTGGTTTAGGCGGGCGTTACTTGCTGCGCTGGGCTTTGCGGAATTCCCAAGGCGGGACGGGGGAGGGATCAGCCCAAAGGCCGCGCTTGGCGGTGCGGGCTTCGTCCTGCAGGGTGTAGAGGGCGGGGTCTTTGGCGTACTTAGGGTAGACGTGCGCCATGCCGGCCTTAACCTGGCTGGCATTGGCATCCGTGCCGTCACAGATGACGCGAGCTACAGCCCGGCCGTAGCGGTCCATATCCACGATGCGGAGCTGGGCCTGCTTGTCGTAGCAAAGGGCAGAGAGGGATTGCTTGGAGCGCTGGCCGAAGGGCTGCGACTTTTCGGGAGCGTCGATCTCGGCCAGCCGGACCTTTACCTGCTGCTTCTCGGGAGTGAGCAGTGTCAGCGTATCGCCGTCGGAAACGCCGACGACTAGGCCGAGGAGAAGGGCTGGAAGTTCCATTAGGCGAGATGCAGCCGCAGATAATGACGAACACAAGTCATCACCTGCTCCAGGTCTTGGGGCACCAGCTTGGGCACATAGTATTCCCGGCCTCCGCGCCGAGTCTTCCTATGAGGCATATCCAGCCTGTCGAAGCTGACCGTGTACAGCATGTCGCACTTCGCCCAAACCTGCTCATGCGCTGCAGCATAGGGATTGGGGTTTGTACGGAGAGGGTGGTGCCAAGCTTGCACCTCATCAGGGGGAGTTGTGGAAAGCGGGATTACGGTACAGAGCCGGCGGCCATGAGTAGCGGACGGAGAGATGACTACGACGGGGCGAGACTTCACCATCTCTGGGGGAACAAAGCCCCTGGCGAAGTCACAGATAAGAACGTCCCCGGGCTTAGGGTGGTATCTTGTAAGCCCCATGTTTCCCCCAGAAAAAGCAAAGCCGCCCGAAGGCGGCTTCTACAACACGCAGATGAGCTTGCTATCGCCCCTCCCGCGTGGCTGCATCAACGCCGAAGCGGACGCAGACTCAAGCCGGCTTTCGCCGGAGACATGCGTATTTTGGCAGTCCCCATTGGGTAGTCAAATGCTAAATCGTTATCCGTCTTATCAGGCGACGGCCGGCCTATTTTCCCCTCCACTTCCTAATGGGCGGGCTCCAGTTCCACACCCAGCCCTCAATCCGGATCTTCTCTTCCCAGCCGGCAGGGTAGTCCTCGTCGGGGTATTCGGCCCTGTTGTAGCTCCGGATGCGCAAGCCGCCGCCCGGAAGCCTGTAGAGCAGCTTCACCCTGAATTCGCCCTCGTGGTAGATGGCGTAGACCTCGCCATCGATGATCTGGCGCTTTGAGCGGTCCACATAGACCGCGCCGCCATCGGGGATTACGGGCTCGTTGCTGTCCCCTTTGTTCAGGCCTACCACTGAGGTCTCGGCATTCACGCCAGCCTTTTGCAGGGTGATTTTCCCCATGCGCAGGCGCTTGCCCTCGTCGTAAATGGTGTCTTCGGCATACCCGCTGCCTGACCGCGAAATCCATGTCTTCAAGAACTTTAGCTCGACTTCATCTGCCCCGAGCGGCGTGTTGTCATCCCATACGGAGATAGGCACAAGCGCCGGGTTTGTTGTTGGTACCTCACTGTTTCCCGAACGTTGTTCGATGGGTAGTTGTACAGAATCGCCACCACTCCCGCTTTCTTGACTTGGATCAATGGTTTCTATGTCTTTCGTCGGATCGACCGGCTTTTTCTGGCCGACCCCCGTCAACAGATAGACGTAGTTCCAGCCCGTTAGCTTGGCCAGCGCCTCAACTGTGTCATTCCCGATCTGCCCCTTCTTCCACTTCGTCGGCGCCTGAGCTGACTTGCCAATAGCCAATGCCGCGCTCGACCACGAGTGGCCGGCGCTCTTGATTGCTTCATGCAGCCGAGCTGCTTTCGTGTCTTCAACCATAGGTAGCAATTGTCCGGCCACCGCCGACGAACGGGAATAAACTTGCGGTTGCATCATCAATTAAACCTGTGGTTTCATACGGACATGGAAATCAATGACCTCACCCAAGCAATTGCCAAGGTGGGCGGCCCCTCAGAAGCCGCTCGGATCTGTGCCGTTTCCGCTGCGGCGGTAGGCAAGTGGCTGAAGCGCGGCCATCTGCCGAGAACTGAATACACCGGGGAGACCAACTACTCGGAGCTGCTTTCGAAGGCCAGCAGAGGCGCCTTCACTGCAAAGCAGCTTAAGGACTTGGCCTCGCCACATAAGCACAACGGGCACTGACCCCATTAGCCGGCGCTGTCGGCTCTTTTTATTCGATGGAGAGAAAGGAGAAGTACCAGATGGCATACGTCAACCCTGCTGACAAACGAAGTAAGGACCGCAAGGTCCGCTTTAACGCTCAGATGGACCGGATGCTTCAGCGCTCGGCCACTCTGGCGGGCAAACAGCACGCGACGTTTCTGCACGAGTTGATCGTGTGGGCAGTGGAAAACGGCGCCTGCGAAACACTGCGTGGAGACAAGCATATCGCGGCCTAGAGGCCCTCAGGAGGGTCAAGTGGCCGAGTTCGATTTAGACGATCTGCCGCCGCATGTGAGTGGTGCGATACAGGAATTAGCGGCTCGCCGGGGCCTTACGTTGAGTGAGGCGACAGAGCGAGTAGTCGAGGAAGGCATAGCAATGAGGCTTGCCAACCTCGTCAAGCAGCAAGAGCACAAAGCCCCGGTGCTGAGCATTGTGGGTCGAAAGAGGCCCTCAAAAGAGCCTTCTTAGTGAAAGAAAAAGAGGGCCTCTTTTGGGGCCAAGAGGGGGTGAAAAAATGCTGAGAGGAGCAACGCGAAGAATCTATATCCGCCACTTCAGCGTGAGCCTGAGCGGCGGCCCTTTCTGTGGGCACACGATTCTACTTTCGGACGGCGGCAACACGCTGACGTTCTCCGTTAACGGGCAGAAAGGCTGCTACAGGGGCGGCCGGTGGGTGCCGGTATGAGCGAGCAAGAAGAGAAGAAGCGCAAGGAGGAATTGAAGGGACGAATAAATTCCATGCTCTCCAAGGGGATTCCGCAGGGCTTTGCCTCTTGGTCATTCCAGAAGGCCAAGGCTTTCAAGGAGGCGGTTGCCGCAGCGAAGAAGGCGGCCGACTCGGATAGAGCGAAATTGGACGCGTTGCTGAGCGCGATTAACCAGCTCGAAACGTACTACTAGGTGAGCGCGATGAATCTGCGAGCAGACGGCGAGACGGTAGGACTGACGATCTTTCTGCTTGTGATGGCTGCAGTCGCAGCGACGTTTGTGGTGATGGCTTAACAGGGGAAATGAGATGAAAGGTTATCTGTTGCTTATCGTGGTGTGCCTTGTCGGGCTTGGCGGCTGGATTGCCAACATCGTGAAGCTGGTTGGAAGTGATTTTGACCCGCTGACTGGCTTGGTGATCGGGCGAGTCATTGGTGTTTTCGTGCCGCCTGTTGGCTCGGTTCTCGGCTTTCTCTGAGGACAACCGTTCCCGCCTGATGGTGCCTAGGACGGCGAATCAGGACACATCCGACAGCCTCCGGAGCCCCAAAAGGGCACGCATTACCTGGGGCTGCCGGATGTGGTGAATGCGCAGGCTGATGCGCGGACAGGAATGAAGGCTGGACTACTCGTGTCGGACGCGACGCCGCCGAAAGGCGCACGTTGAACCTGTCGCCAGCAAGCCGGAGATCAGCACCGGCCACCACATCACTGATCGCACAAGAGGCCGCACGGATAGCGGCCCATAAGATCGCAGGGAAGCGGAAACCTAGCAGGGGTTCCGCCGTTGAGTCTCGACCTCATCAAAGCCTGTAAGGCGCTCCAAATGTCACCGACCCAAAAGGCGGTGCTGATGGCTGTCGCCTGGTACGCGAGTGATGACGGCGAGTATTGGGGCTCAGTCTCCACTGTTTGCGAACACACCTGCCTGTCTGAAAGAGCTGTCCGCAAGACACTGCATGACCTCGCCAACATGGGGTACCTGAGTGCAGAAGTGCGCGCCGGGACCAGCACCAAATACACCCTTACCTCTGCACATGGTGCACCCCTAAGCCAAGCCAACCCCTGCACGCCGTGCACCCCTGCACAGGATGCACCCCTGCACGATATGCAGCCCCCCCCTGCACAGGATGCACCCCCACCCCTGCACCTCGTGCACCCCACCCCTGCACCTCGTGCACCCAATAAACAACTAACAACAAATACAAAGACAAGGGAACAACAAGACACGCCTGCGGCGCTTGGTGTTCGCGACCTCGTTGCTGTTGGCGTGCCTGAGCAGGCTGCAAAGGACTTCCTGACAACCCGGAAAGCCAAAAAAGCCCCGCTAACTCAAACCGCACTTGATGGCATCCAGCGCGAGGCCGCTAAGGCCGGCATGACATTGGCTGCTGCCGTCACGCTGGCGGCCGAGAGTGGGTGGCAGGGCTTTAAAGCCAAGTGGTTGAACGACAGCCCGAGGGCTGGCAACGCAACAAACCTGGATCACAACAAGGCGGTCATGGCTGAGGCCCTGCGCCGTCACGAAGAACGCCAGCGACTGGCAGGAGAGCGCGATGCTTGAGCACGAGCGCGGGAATTTCTATGCCCTGATGACCGGGCTTTTCGAGCTGTACAACAAGAAGGCCAGCCCTGAGCTACTGGAAATCTACTTCAACGCCCTGCGAGCCTACGAGCTGGCCGACCTGAGCCGCGCTGCCAATCTGCACGCGCTGGACCCGGATGCTGGTTCGTTCATGCCGAAGCCTGCCGACTTCGTGCGCCACATCGAGGGCAGCAAGTCCACCCGTGCGCTGAAGGCATGGACGCAGGTGGAGCGCGCCGTTCGCAGCATCGGCAATTACCCGTCCGTGGTCTTTGATGACCCGATAACGCACGCCGTCATCGAAGACATGGGCGGCTGGCTGGAAGTGTGTGGCTGCCCGGATGAGCACAAGTTCACTTTCCTCGGCAAGGAATTCGAGAAGCGCTATCAGGGCTACGTTCTGCAGGGTGGCGTGCAGGAATTCCCCCGCGTGCTGGTGGGCTTGATCGAAGCCGACTGCAACCGCCGCAACCTGCCGGCACCGCAGCCGAAGCTGATCGGCAATCCGGAGAAGGCAAAGGCCGTTCTGCTGGGCGGCCGAATCGAGCCCAAGCGCTTGTCGTGCGATGCGTCCGAAGTGCTGGGCAACAACGTCGTGCGCCTGATGCACAAGCCGGGGGACGTCGCATGAAGCGCATCTTCATGACCAAGCCCCGCAGCGAGGCTCTGGCGTACTTGGCGAATCAGCAAGGAACAATGACCCAGGTCCATGCAGCGCTTGCACTGGCCGCACGCCAGCAGAGCGAAAAGCTCGTTTGTGACCTGCGCGATGCAGGGCTGATTGCCATCGTCGGCTATGGCGAGCGCCGTTGCGGACATGGGCAACTGCCCCTGCTTTACCGCGCCACGCCTCGGGGCATGGCCGTGCTGAGCATCTTGGAGTGTTCGCCAGAGCTGCGTACGCGCCGGCACCGCCAGCGCATCACCGAAGAACAGATAAGCGCCGAGATGGCGAAAGTCCGGAGGGCCGCCTAATGCAAGACATCCCCAACGCTCTGCCGTGGATCGTGCTGTGCGGCATCCCGGTGCTGCTGTCGCTGATAGCCGTCGCCCGCTCGCACCGCCACAAGCAGCCGCCCTTGGTCGACGAAGAAGAGTGGAAGCGCTACTGCGCAAAGCTGGACGAGGCGAAGAAGAGGATTCCGGAATGAACTTTTCCTTTCGCGATGAGCTTGGCCGCCAGCGGGCGGCAAACATGGTCGCCAACCTGCCCCTCAACGGTAAGCGTTGGGTGCTGGAGTGGCGCGAGGCCGACGAGAAGCGCCGCGATGCCCAGAACCGTTTGATGTGGGCAATGCTGGCTGACATTAGTGCGCAAATCCTATGGAGCGTGAATGGCCAGATGCAGCGCCTTGACCCGGAGGAGTGGAAGGATTTGCTGACTGCTTCGCTCACCTCCGAAATGCGAGTTGCCCAAGGAGTGAATGGGGGAATCGTTCTGCTTGGGAAGCGGACTAGCAAAATGACGGTCAAAGAGATGACCAATCTGATCGAGCTGATGTATGCCTTCGGCACTGATCGCGGTGTTCGCTTCACGGCAAGCGAGGATGCGGCATGAATGAAGTCTGGCGAGATATTCCGGGTTATGAGGGCGCCTACATGGTCTCCAATGCTGGGCGCGTAAAGGCAATGCCGAGCACTGTTAGCACCTGCCCAAAGGGTATTTGGACAACCCGGCGCCTTCCTGAGCGCGTTCTGAAAACAACGGGAACCAGGCACGGCTATCGGTCGGTTGAGTTTGGTATGGGTGGCAAGCGCAAGCGCCACCTGGTGCATCGGCTCGTGGCTCTGGCGTTTATTCCTAATCCGCAGGCCTTGCCGCATGTGAATCACATTGACTGCTGCACCTCCAATAACTTTGTGGAAAACCTTGAGTGGGTGACCCACAAGCAAAACATGGAGCATTCGGCCCGGCTTGGGCGCATGGGGAAAAGCAGTGGGGCGGGCGACCTCTGCCATGCCAGCAAGCTCACCGAGTCTGATGTAGTTCAAATCAAGCTGCGCCTGATGCTTGGGGAGCGCATCTGCCAGATCGTCCGCGACTATCCGGCCGTCAAAAAGGGAGCTATCGGGGAAATCAAGGCTGGCCGCAGTTGGGGTCATGTTGTTGTGCCTGACGACCTGTACCGCGAGGCGATGAGCAGGAGGGCGGCGTAATGGAGAGTGGCGCCAGGCGCTGGGTGACGCGCCAGTACTCGCTGTCAGCCGCTAGCGGCAATGATGTTCTTTCCGTGCGGAAAGTTTGCGGCTCTGATTGGTCTGAGATTGAGATGGTCACGAATAGCGATGTATGCGCGGCCATAACCATTCGCAGCCGTGAGCACGCCGAGGCTTTGCACTTCATGCTTGGGCAAATGCTTAGGGGTGACGCATGGCCCTCCTAAAGCAACCCTCCATCGTCAGCCAGAAGCTCCGCGACAGCGCCAAGGGCAAGGACTGCACATTGCGTCTCGCTGGCATCTGCAACTTCGACCCGGCCACGACCGTCCTCTGCCATGTGCCCTGCAACATGCGCGGTACGTCGCTGAAGGGGCCGGATGTGGTGGCGTGCTTCGGCTGCTCTGCCTGCCATGCCGTGCTGGATCGTGAGCCGTGGAAGGTCGATGCGTGGGATGTGGTTAGGGCGGTAGCGGAAACGTGGATGTACTGGCTCCGCGAGGGGCTTATCAAGGTGGCGGGAGTGAAGGCATGAGTCTGAATCAAAGAGAACGCACGGCTTTGGAAGAGTGCGCCGATTACAACATCAAGGGCCATGGCTACCGGTGGATGAGGAAAACCATGCAGGCGCTTGAGCGTAGAGGGCTTGTGCGGTCTGAAGATACGACAGTTGGCGTTGCCTACTTCCTGACGGGAGAAGGGCGCAAGGCTTTGGGGAGGGGGTGAGCATGATTAATTTCTGCGATAGGTGTCATTCGATATTCAAGCCCGCTAACGGGATGAGCTTTGGCTGCGGCAAGGGTGAGGATGGAAAGCCAAGATGGGTGGAGAGATGCGACAAGTGCACTAAAGAGTTCGGCCCGATATGCGAGGAAGACGGCGCTCTGTGGTCGGCTGAGGCCAGCGAAGTGCTTGTCTACCGCAGTGACGGCCATTGATGGACTGCCTCATCGGTCATTCAAGAGAACAGTACGGACGGGATTTGTCGGGGGTGGAGAGATGGAAAAGTGCAATGAGTGTGGAGCGGTCCTGATTGATGGCGCGCATATCTGCCCAAAATGGCCGAGTAGTCTACGCCCGGGTACGAGGGCGGCGCTTGAGACGATGACGGACGAAGATATTGATGAATCTGACATCCCTGATGTGAGCGAGCTATTCGACCAAGCGCAGCGCGATGGGAGGCTATATCGCCCGGGCCAATGCGTTGTCGATATAGCCGCCCAACAACCACATTTGACGATTCAGGTGCCCGGCGGGGTTGTGGTTATGCCCGTATCGGCAGTGCGCGAGGTCGCGAACGGTAATCGCCCCTTGTCTGGGCTCGGTGATGACGTTATCCGATCGCTGCTGAAGGACTACCTGCTTGCCTATTGCAAGGAGTAGGTGGGAATGAGAGCCGCCAAGATCGACGCCAACCAGCCGGAGATAGTCGCCGCGCTGCGTGAGGCAGGCTGCACCGTGCAACTTTTGCATATGGTGGGGAAAGGGTGTCCGGATCTGCTCGTGGGCTGGCAGGGGCTCAATGTCCTTATTGAATGCAAGGACGGCAACAAGCCGCCCAGCGCCCGCAAGCTCACTCCCGATCAGGAGAAATGGCACGACCAATGGCGAGGGCAGGTGACCGTCGTCTGCAGCGTCAACGAGGCGCTAAAGGCCGTGGGCAGTGCGGGTGAGGATTGAGGCGGCCGCATAGCCTTTGCCTATTATTTGACCAAGTGATATAAGGAATACCTATGAATGCAGCCGTAAAGATCAGGCCAATTGATGACATTGTCTTCGTGGAAGCCGAAGAGGGCGCCACGCAGGGCGGCATCATTCTGGCCAACCACAAGCAGCATGTCGGTCGTGTCGTGGCTGTCGGCCCGGGCAAGCTTCGTCGGGGGCAGGACGGCAAAGAGTTCCGCGATACGCCCGATGTGGTGGTAGGCGACCGCGTGCTGTTCTCATGGCGCGCCGGGATGGAAGAGAAGGTCGACGGCCGTGATCTGCTGGTCATGCGCGAACCCGACATCATGGCCATTATCCCGGACGATGCTTATGTCGGTCCGACCGAGAACCGGAAGGCGTGGAACGTATGAAGACTGCCATCGTCGCTTACGACACCAGGACCAAAACCTGGCTCCTGTCTGCCATGCAGGATGCCAACGGCGTCTACATGGACTGCGTCAAGGCGCCCAAGGCTGCGCAGGTGCTGCTGAACGAGATAGGCGGCAACTTTCACCGGATCAGCATCGAGGCATACCGGGCGCTGCGGAAAGAGGCAGAGAGGGGGCGGAAGTGATGGCTGGCAAGACATTAACGGTTGGCGAGATCCTTCAACAGGCCGTAGAGGTCTCCGGGATGTCGCTGGCAGAAATGGCGGAGTTCGCAGCAAAGGCCGAGGCCGCCTCTCTGAGAGCGGCAATGACAGCAGCGTTTGAGACGCGGCCCGATGGCGCCCTCGTATTCCGCATGCCTCAAAGGATGCGCAGCAATGGCTGAAGGCGTTGGCGGCCCTCCGGGCAACACAAAGTCCAGCAAGGACAATCGCTTATGGCGCAATACCATACAGCGCGCCATTGCACAGGGCGACCCTGAGCGGCTGCGGAAGATTGCCGAGGCCCTGCTGGAGAAGGCAGCCGAGGGCGACATGGCTGCCATCAAGGAGCTGGGCGACCGACTGGACGGCAAGACGGCGCAGCAAATCATCATGACCGGCGAGGACGGCGGCCCGGTCAAGACCTCTATCGAGGTGTCTTTTGTCGGCAACCAAGGCTGAGTTTCCGGCCAAGCTGCAGCCGCTATTCACGCCGAGCCGCTACAAGTTCATCCGGGGCGGTCGTGGTTCTGGTAAGTCTTGGGGCGTTGCTAGGGCGCTGCTGATACAGGGCGCCCAATCCCCTCAACGCATCCTCTGCACTCGCGAAGTCCAGAAGTCCATCAAGCAATCCGTGCATCAGCTCCTGCGCGACCAGATCAAGGCGCTCGGACTGGAGAGCTTTTACCGGGTGCTGGAGACGGAAATCCGGGGGCTGAACGGGACGCTCATCCTGTTCAACGGCCTTTCTGACCTTACGGCCGACAGCATCAAGTCGTTCGAGGGCTGTACTCGCGTGTGGATTGAGGAGGCGCACACCATCACCCGGCGCAGCCTGACCATCCTTGTGCCGACCATTCGTGCTGCGGGCTCCGAGATATGGGCAACCTACAACCCGGAGCTGGAGAGCGACGAGATACACCAAATGGCGGTCGTGAACCCGCCCCCCGACACGATCAGCATTGAGATGAACTACCACGACAACCCGTGGTTTCCGGCTGTCCTGGAGCAGGAGCGACTGCACGCTCAAGCCACCATGCCGCCCGCCGAGTACGCGCACATATGGGAGGGTCGCTGCAAGCCTGCCGTGGAGGGCGCCATCTACTTCAACGAGGTGGCGCAGGCGGAGGCAGCGGGCAGGATTGGCCGCGTGCCATACGACCCCCTGCTCAAGGCTCACGCCATATGGGATTTGGGCTGGCATGACGCCATGGCCATCATCATCGCCCAGCGCGCCGCCTCCGAGATCCGCATCATTGACTACATCGAGGACACACAACGGCCCTTGCCGGACTATGTGACTCAGCTTCAGGCGCGGCCGTTCAATTGGGGGAAGGACTACCTGCCGCATGACGGCTTTGCCAAGCGCCATCAGACCGGCAAGACCGATTCCGAGGTGCTGGAGGCGCTGGGGAGGAGGGTGGAGCGCACCCCGAACACTGAGCTGGAGGCAGGCATCCGGCAGGCGCGCATTGTCTTCCCTCGCATCTGGTTCAACGCCGAATCCGAGGGCGTGAAGCGCCTCGTGGAGTGCCTGAAGCGCTACCGGCGCAATGTATCCCTCAAGACCGGCGAACCCGGCAATCCCCTGCACGACGAGTACAGCCACGGAGCGGACGCCTTCCGGTATCTGTGCCTTGTGGCCGACCAACTGAACAACAACGCCCAAGCCATAAACATTGCCATTCCTAAGTGGGCTGGTTAATAGCCTGTAGCTATTGTATAGTTTTTAACCATAGTCCTGTATTGAGTGGTAGGGCGATGGAAGAAGTATCGGAAAAGCCGGTTTCCAAGCAGTCCCCCGAGCACAAAGCCATCCTGGAGCGGGCCACCAAGCGGCTGAAGCTCTATGACGAGGTGATGGGGGAGAACGACAAGGCTGCCCTTGAGGACATCAAGTTCTCTCTCTTGGGGCAGCAATGGTCAGGCGATGACCTCGCCGCCCGAGAAGGCCGCCCGAGCCTCACGGCCAACAAGCTGGCCGAGAACATCAATCAGGTTGTCAACGAACAGCGCCAAGCCAAACAGTCCATCAAGGTCGTCGGCGTCGATGGCAAGGCCGACAAGGCGGTTGCCAAGATCGAGACCGGCGTCATCCGGAATATCGAATACCTCTCCCGTGCCGACATCGCCTATGAGACCGCCTACGAGGCTGGGGTAGCGGGCGGCAAGGGCTTTTTTGGCGTGCTGACCTGCTATGCCGATCAAGACACCTTCGAGCAGGACATCCGCATTCGCACCTTCGAGAACTTCCTTGCGGTGAAGTTCGACTGCGACTCCGTGGAGCCCGATGGGTCCGACGGCAATTGGGCCTTCGTGGAAGACCGCCTCAGTCGGGAGGAGTTTGAGGACGAGCACGGCGAGTACGACACCGATGCTGTTCCTGACTCCTACGCCGAGGCATGGCACGACGACGACCATGTGTATATCCGCGAATACTGGGAGCGCACGTGGGAGCCGGTCATGCTCACGCTGGGCAGCGATGGCGTGACGCGCAAGGAGGGCGAGCCGCTGCCGCCGGGCGTGACGGTCGTCCGTAAGCGCGAGGCCAAGGCGCACAAGGTCAAGATGTACAAGCTCGCCGGTGATCGCGTGCTGGCCGAGATGGACTTTCCCGCCACCTACATCCCCATCTTCCCGGTCTATGGCAAGCGCATCAACGTCGGCGGCAAGGTGCATATCTTCGGGCTGACGCGCTTCGCCCGCGATCCGCAGAAGATGTTCAACTACTGGCTGTCGTCGATTGCCGAGAAGATCGCCCTCGCGCCGAAGACGCCAATCATGGCCTCAACCAAGATGGTCGAGGGGCTGGAAAGCATCTGGAACAACCTCGGCACCAAGGCCTTCCCGTGGGTTCCGTTCAATCCCGACCCTTCGGCCCCTGGCGTGATGCCGCAGCGCCTGAGTACTGATGCTGACATTACCGGCATGATGATCGCGCTCCAGCAGGCCGAGCAGAACATTCAATCGGCCCTTGGCATCCACAAACCGACCCTTGGCATCAACGAGGGCAATCAGTCCGGCCGCGCCATCCTCGCGCTGCAGAAGCAGGGCGATACCTCCACCTTCAACTACGCCGACAACCTGGCCCGCGCCAAGGCGCAGTGCGGCCGCGTCATCGTCCAGCTCATCGGCAAGCTCTACGACACCGAGCGCATCGTTCGCGTGCTGGGGGAGGACGGTGAGGCGTCGCTGGCGGTGCTGAACCAAGAGGTTCCCATTCCTGGCGGCGCAATGCAGAAGCTCAACGACGTGACAGTCGGCAAGTACGACGTCGAAGTGACGACCGGTCCGAGCTACGCCACCAAGCGCATGGAAACGTCGCAGGCCATGCTCGACTTCATGCAGGCCTTCCCGCCCGCTGCCCCCGTCATCGGCAAGCGTCTCGCGAAGCTGCAGGACTGGGATGGCGCCGAGGAGATTGCGCAGGAACTGGAAGCCATCACGCCGGGCCCGCAGAACCCGCAGCTCATGGTGCAGCAGGTGGCTGAGAAGGCGAAGGCCGCGCTGGGCACGATGCAGCAGCAGTACGAGCAGAAGCTGAAGGAGGCGCAGGACGAGCAGGCGCTGAAGTGGGCGGAACTCAAGCTGAAGGCGCAGGAACTCAAGGTCAAACAGGACGAGGCCGAGAACAAGCGCCTTGATGCGCTGGCTGCCTCCGCCATGACCGATGAGCGCGTGGCCGGCATCGTGCAGACCATCCTTGCTGACATGCAGGTCGATGCCGACAAGACGCTGCAGGACGACCTCGCCGACGCCGCAATGCCCGAAGCCATGGGCGTGGAAATGGCCGAGATGCCGCTGGAAACACCGCCGGAAATGCCGACCGCTCCCGACGTAGACGAATAGCAGGAATCAATCAGCTTTCTGTAGTCCGATAGTATTGACTTATCAGTAAAACTGATTATAAATTGACCAAAGCCCACGGATAGCTGATATCCGATATCCCATGGAGTAGCCATGAGCAGCAGTGAAGTAGCTCAGGGCGCACCCGAAGTTGGGGCTGCACCTGAAGGGGCCCAAGGCCCTGTTGCCGATGTCCAAGAGGTCGTGACGGCCACGACAGATGGCGCCAAGCCGGAGTCCGAGAAGGACGCTGAGCAGAAGCGTCTAGCCAAGCTGGCATTTGAAGCCCGAGAGGCCAAGCGCTTAGCGAAGGCGGCAGAGGAAGCGCGGGAGCGTGAGAAGGCCGATTACGAACGGCAGCTCGCGGAACTGCGCGAAGGCAAAGGTGCGGCCCCCAAGCCCGAAGACTTTGAGAGCTACGACGAGTACCTGGAGAAGCGCCAAGACTGGCTGCTCGACCAGAAGCTCAAGGAGCGCGAGAAGGCCGGAGAGCTGAAGGCCAGAGAAGCGAAGCAGGCCGAGGAAAAGGCGCGCAGGCAGACCCTTGTTGAGTCCGTAGTGACCAAGGGGGCTGAATCTTTCAAGGACTTCGACGCGACGCTGCAGGCGCTCAATAGTGCCATAGATCCCGCCGATTTCCGTGAAGGCCTTGACGCTGCTTTGGAGTCGGATAAGGCGGCGGACATTCTCTACTACCTCGGCAAAAACCCCTCTTTCGCAATCGAACTAAGCAGCAAATCCCCACGGGAACAAGTGAAGGCAATCGGCCGACTCGAAGAACGCTTCGCGTCGAAAAAGCTGACTGCGGCACCTGCCCTGGTGGAACCCCTTAAGGGCAATGGTGGCCGCGTGACCTCTGACAAGGCTCCCACTGACCCTGCTGAGTACAGGAAGTGGCGGGCCAAGCAAAAGCGAGCCTAAGCCATGAGCAACACCCTGCTTACCAACGACGAAATCACCAACGAATCGCTGGCGGTTCTCGAAAACGAAATCGTCTTCGCCAAGAAGGTTGCCCGTCCTGTCGACAACATGTTCGGCAATCAGGACCACCAGAACGGCGACACCGTGAAGCTGCGCCTGCCCGACCGTGGCACCTACCGCAGCGGTGCAACCTTCTCTGCTGACGACATCACCGAAAGCTCGGTCGACATCACCCTGAGCCAGGGCGGCGCCGACTGCAACTTCACGACCAAGGAGCTGACACTGGATATCGCTGAGTTCAGCGAGCGCATCCTGAAGCCCCGCATCGTGACCATCGCCAACGAGATCGACCGTCAGGGCCTCGCGCTCTACGACGACATCTACAACCAAGTTGGCACCCCGGGCACCGCGCCCAACGCTGCCTCGTTCATCCTCGATGCCGGCGTGAAGCTGGACAACAACTCGGCTCCCCGCGATGGCGAGCGTTATGCCATCTGGTCGCCGGGCCACAACGCCTCCCTCGTTGGCGGCCTTTCCACGCTGTTCCAGTCGTCCGGCAAGATCGGCGATCAGTACGAGAAGGGCCTGATGGGCAAGGGCACGCTGGGCTTCGACCACTTCATGAGCCAGAACACCCCGGCTCACACGGTCGGCTCCGCAGGCGCTACTGGTGCGGTGACTGGCACCGTGTCGTCCGGCACTTCCATCGTGACCGATAGCTGGACCACCGGCACGCTGGCGATTGGCGACATCATCACCGTGGCTGACGTGTACGCCGTCAACCCCATCACCGGCCAGAGCACCGGCCAGCTCATGCAGTTCACCCTGACTGCAGCGGTGACGACTGTCGGCGGCGTGGCCACCCTGTCCGTGTCTCCGTCCATCGTGACCACCGGCAAGTTCAAGAACGTCAGTGCGGCTGTGACTGACGGCGCGGTGGTGACCAAGATCGGCACGGCCTCGACGGCCTATCCCATCAGCATGGCTTTCCACCGTGACGCCTTCGCGTTCGCGATGGGGCAGTTGTACCTGCCGGATGGCGTCGATAAGGCCGCTCGCAAGTCCTACAACGGCATGAGCATCCGCATGGTGCGCAGCTACGACGTGAACAACGACAAGCTGCCGACCCGTCTGGACGTGCTGTTCGGCTGGACGACTGCCCGCGCCGCGTGGGCGTGCCGCGTCATCGGTTAACCCGGACTCTCCCTCTAGGGGGCAAGGACGCCCCACCCTTTTTTGAGCAGTTAGGGGCGATACATGGCGACGGTGCTGGATCTGATCAAGGCATCCCTGCGCGCAATCCGCGTGATTGACGCAGACGAGACGCCCAGCGCGTCCGATTCGGCCACGGCCTTGTTCGCCCTTAACTCTATTCTCGGGCGCCTTTCCGCGCAGACGAATGCCATCTACCAGGACACCGAAATCAGCCATGTGCTGACGCCGGGCGATGCTGAGTATACGGTGGGCACGTCGGGAAATATCGCCTACGAGATTACCCGCGTTGAGCAGGCGTTCATCCGCCAGAACAACACCGACCTTGAGATGCAAATCTGGTCGGAGTCGGACTACCAGAGCATTCCCGACAAAACCTCGGGCGGCACGCCTTCTGTTCTGAACTACGAGCGTGGCTCCAAGGTGCGGTTGTGGCCGGTTCCCTCCCAAGCCGACACGCTGCGCCTGATTGCGCTGGTTCCGTTCGCGGAAGTCTCGCTCGCAACAACGGTCACATACCCCGCCGAATACCGCGATTTCATCGTGTTGTCGGTGGCGAAGCGCATCGCGCCGGAGTACGGCGTCGGGCTGTGGAATGTCGAGCTGCAGGACGAGTACGCAGCGGCTGAGCGCACCGTGAAGTCGATGAACCTGTCGCAGACGCTCTCGCAGGCGCAGTTCGACATCCCCTGCCGCCGCACGTCTGACGTGTGGTTCGTGAAGCGGAACTTCCCGTCATGAAGCTTTCGCTTGTCGGCCCATCCTACCAATCGCGTTCGCTGCCGTTCTCATGTCAGCGCACGATCAATCTTTACCCGGAAGCGGCCGAGGCCACGGCACGCGATCAGTTCGTGCTGCTGGGCACGCCCGGGACAGTGAGTTGGGAAGACATCGGCGGCACAAGCGGCTGCCGGGGCGCGACCTACATGGACGGTCGTCTGTACGCCGTCATTGGCACGACGCTCTACAGCATCATCAGCGACGGCACGGCAACGAGCTTGGGCACGATTGGCGGGACGGATCGCCTCTCTGTCGCCGTGAACGGCACGCAGGTCTGCATCGTGTCGCTGGAGGCGGGGGCCTTCATCTACTCGCTGGGTGATGGATTGGAGCAGATTGCGCCGCCGAATCCCTCGCGGGGCGTGGTCTTCCTGAATCAGTTCTTCGTGCATGTGAAGCAGTCGTCGCAGGTCTTCTTCCTGTCCGACTTGGCAGATGGTACGACCTTCGATGCGCTGGACTTCGCCTCGGCCGAAGCTAACCCCGACCAGATCGTGGGTCACCTCGCGGACAACGGCGAGTTGTGGCTGTTCGGCGAGTCGAATACCGAAGTCTGGAGCAATACCGGGGCTGCGGACTTTCCGTTCGCCCGCATCAACGGCGCGGTGCTGCAGAAGGGCATCGCTGCCCGCGACCTCTGTGCTCGCATGGCCAATACGGTGTTTTGGGTGGGCAATGACCTCGCTGTCTATGCCGCGCAGGGCTACCAGCCGCAGCGCATATCTACCCACGGCATCGAGACGCAGCTTAGCGAAATCGACACGACCGGCGGCTATGCGCTGACCTACTCGCAGGAAGGCCATAACTTCCTCGTGCTGACCTTCCCCGCCGCCGATCAGACCTTTGTGTACGACGCCACCATTGGGCAGTGGCACGAGCGCAGCAGCCGCGTCGAAGGGCGGGATCGTTACTGGCGGCCCGCTGCCATCGTGGAGGCGTTCGGCCAGCTATACGTCTTCGATTCCCTCTCCGGAAAGATCGGCTATCTCGACCTCAACACCTACACGGAATTCAGCGAGCCCATCATTTGGGAGCGCATCTCCACGGTCTTCAGCGCGGACGCCAAGCCGGTCGTGATGACCTGCCTTCAGGTGATTGCGGAAACCGGTGTCGGCCTCGAAAGCGGCGCCGATCCGGTGATGCTGATGAGCTACAGCGACGACGGCGGCCGGACCTACACGAACGACCGCGAGGGCTCCATGGGCACGGTCGGTCGGTATCGCACCCGCATCAAGTGGAATCGGCTGGGGCGCTTCTATCAGCGCGTGATCCGGCTGCGCGGAAGTGCTCCGGTGCGTCGCGCCATCATCAATGCCGAGGCAGAGGTGTCCGTTGCTTAGGGTGCCTTTCCCCCGGCTCGACCTGCCGAAAGCGTTGATTCAACTGCTGCAGGACATCATCAGCCTGTCGCCACGCACGATCTATGGCGCCGGCACTCCGGAGGGCGCTCGCGAAGGCAATGTCGGAGACCTCTACATCAACACGAGCGGCGGCGCAGGCGTGACGCTGTACGTCAAGGAATCTGGAAACGGTACTAACACCGGGTGGGTGGCGAAATGAGTCTGTTTGACGGCATTGCGGGCCTTGTCGGTTCGGAAGATGCAGAAGATGCGCAGTTTGCCGCGATGCAGCGGGCCGAGGGCATCAGTCGCGAGCGATACGGGCAAGCGGAGGACATGCTCAACCCTTTCATCAAGGGCGGGAGTGGCGCGCAGAGCATTATCGACCGACTTTTCGGGCTGGACGGACAGCCGGCGGATATGTCCGCTTTCACGGCGTCGCCCGGGTATCAGTTCCGGCAACAGCAGGGGCAGCAGGCGGTTGAGCGCAGTGCGGCTGCAAAAGGCGGCCTGTTCTCCGGGGCTGCCGGCAAGGCGCTCACGAACTACGGCCAAAACACGGCCTCACAGGAATTCGACAATTACTTGGCGCGCCTGTTCGGCGTGGCGGGCTCCGGTCAGAACGCGGCGGCCAATCTCGGTTCGCTCGGCGCGGGGAACGCGGCGCAGTTGGGCAGCATCTACCAGACCATCGGCAACAACCAGGCAAACGCCACGATGAGCCAAGCCAACGCCATTGGCGAAATCCTCAACAGCGGCGCCGCTGCTGCCATGGGCGGCATGAACCCCGCTGGCGGCTTCGGCATGGCCGGCGGTGCTGGTTCATCCATGAATGCCGCTCAATCCCTGTTCGGAGTGTGAGCCATGCCCTTCGTTAATGGCCAATACGTCGGTGATTCTCGCAGCCCCATGGAGCGGCTGTACGGCTTCGAGGAGATGCAGGCCAAGCGCAATGCCATGCGCCGCCAGCAGGATCTGGAGCAGCAGCGCCTGCAGATTCTCAAGGAGAGCTACACGCCAGCTACTGAGGCGCGCACTGAGCTGGGCGCCCCGACCGCATCGCTGTTCGGACTGGAGCCGCCGGCCGTGGAAGGCATGCCGAGTGGCATGGCGCGCCCGCAGTTGTTCGAGGAGACGCAAGTTCCCGCACAGGAGGCGAAGTTCAACCTGCAGGGAGCGATTGATCGCCTGTACAGCATCGGCGACCTCGATGGCGCGGAGAAGCTGGAGAACAACCAGTACAAGAGCGCGCTGGGTAACCGCGCCTCGGCCAACTCTGAGAAATGGTACGGCAACGGCCGGCTCGTGAAGGGCTCGGACGGCAAGGTTTATAACCAAGTCACGAGCAGCGCGGGCAACACGAAGCTTATCCCTATCGACGGCGACCTCACCGGCGAACTGAAGCAGGTCGACGCGGGCGGCAAAAAGATTTGGGTGAACGGCTACACCGGCGAGCCGGTGCGCGAGTTCACAGTGACGCCGACGCAGTACCAGCAGTGGCAAATGAACGATGAGGCACAGGCTGCGCAGGCTGCCGCTGTCGAAGGAGCCAAGACCGGAGCGCGTATTACTAGCGAGGCGGAAGCCAATGCCGATGTTGGTGCCGGGAAGAGCATCCCCGTCATCGACAAGACGCTGAGCATCGTCAACGAGCTGCGAAACCACAGAGGGCGCGAATGGGGCACTGGCGGAAGTTCCTTGGTCTCTGCTGTGCCGGGTACGCCTGCCTATGACTTCAAGATCAAGCTGGAGCAACTCACTGGCCAAACCTTCCTAACGGAAGTCGAGAAGATGCGCGGCCTTGGCACGCTGACCGAACAGGAAGGCCGTCGGCTTAGCTCCGCCGCCGCCGCACTGGACGCAGCGCAGAGCGAGCCTGAATTCCTGCGGCAGTTGGACATCTTCCAGTCTGAGCTGGAAGCGGCTCGTGCGCGTCATCAGCAGAGGCTGACCAAGCGCGAGGCCCCGGGGGCGTCGACCAAGCCTGCGCGGCCCGCTCCTCCGATCAATACGGCAAAGCCGGTGCTCTACAGGCAGTACGAGGCGGCACTGAAGCGGGCGGCCGGCAATCAGCAGCAGATTGACGCTATCACTGCCCGCGCTCGGCAGATGGGGCTGATTAAATGAGCGGCGCATTCGACGACATCTTCGAGGCCGACGGCGGCGGGGCGTTTGACGACATCCTCGCCGGCAGCACTGCGACTGCGCCCAAAGAAAGCGTGAGGATGGACGCCGCTATCGGCCGCAAGTTGCCTGCCCTGTGGGAGGCCAAGGTCGCGCTGGGCGATCAGGTCGTCCCTGTGCGTGGCGTGCTCACGGAAGAGAACGGCAAGCGTGCTTATGTGGTGGGGGGGCGTGATGGTTCGGCCTTCTACATCAACCGCAACCCAGACGGCTCGTTGGGGCTGAAGCCCTACAAGAGCAAGATGAGTGCCGCCGGCACGGATGGCGAGAACTTTTGGGCGGGCGCGGGCAAGGCTGCTACCGACACGAAACGCGGGATTCGTCAGCTCACCGCACTTGCCGGGAACACGCTCGGCCTCGTGGATAACGACACCGTGGATAGCGTCATGGGTGACGTGAAGGAAAGTCGCGCTCGTGACGCCGACCTGATGGACACGAAGGCGGGGATTGCGGGGAATGTGGCCGGCAACATTGCAATGATTGCCGCAGGTGGCGGTGCGCTCCGAACTGCCGGGCAGACGACTAAGGGCGTAGGCGCGGGGCTGACTGAGCTGCAAATGGCCCCGCGAGTTGGCCAAGTTATGCAACGAGCTGGCGGTGCGGCAGAGGCTGCTGGTAACGCCATGATTGCGCCAAAGACCTTTGCTCAGGCTGGCGGCGCTGGCCTTGCCTCCGGAGTAGTGCAGCCTGCGGTCGACCTGAAGGAGAAGGGTATTCAGGTCGCCGGCGGATATGTTGCTGGCAAGGCGGGTCATGGTCTCGCCAAGGGGTTGGAGCGCGCCGGAAAGGGGGCGTCAGACGCCATTAGTGCCGAAGTAAAGAGTCTTGCGCAGCTCGCCAAAGACAAGTGGGGCATCTCCGTCCGCGCTGATCAGTTGGTCAACAGCAAGCCCGTCAATGCGCTTTCTGCGGCCCTCGACTATGTGCCGCTCTCTGGTGCCGGGAAGTCGAAAGAAAACCTGCAGAAGCAATTTAATCAGGCCCTCGCCAAGTCGATTGGTCAGGCCTCCGACAATCCGGCGTTTGCCATCAAGCAGGCCGAGACGGCGCTTGGCGCTGAGTTCGATCGCGTGCTGCAGAGCACAGCCGTCCGGGCGGATGATGTTTTCCAGAACGAGCTTTCCACCATCATCGGCAACGCCCGCAACGAGATGACCGACGCTCAGTTCGGCGTCATGCAGCGCCAACTGGATAACGTCCTCAACAAGGTGAAAGAGGGTGACCTGATCGACGCGCAGGCCGCCTACAACATCAAGAAGGGCCTTGACCGTCTTGGCAAGTCGAACGACACGACGCTCGCCACCTACGCAACGGAGATGAAGAAGTCTCTGATGGAGGCCCTAAATCGTTCTCTCGGCCCCGATGAGGCGGCGGCGTTCGCCCAGACGCGGGGGCAGTACAGCAACCTCATGAACCTTCGCAAGATCGTGCCGCGTGGCGCCGAGGCTGATATTTCGCCGGCGCGCCTCGCCAACATGCGCGGCTACATGACGGGTGATCTTGGCGAGCTGGCCGACATCGCGGCGACGTTCTTGAAGGGGCGCGTCGGGGACTCGGGGACGGCGCAGCGCGGGGCCGTCTATGCGTCAGTGCCCGCTGCCATGGTCGATCCGGTGACGACGGCGCTGGCGTATGGGTCGGGCATGACGATGGGGCGTGCGGCGAATGCAGCGATGGATAGCCCGGCGGTGGCCAAGTATCTGGCGGAGGGCTCCAAGACCCTGCAGAAGGCGGCGCCTATAGGCCGCGCTGCTCCCGTAGCTCTTCCAGCGTTTCTGGAGTCTTACCTGTTGACCAATCAGTGATGAGCAGCGTGCGGAGGCGGCCATTGGGCAGGTGCTTAAAGGCCATCTCCTCAAGAGACGACCAGAACTTGACGTATAGAAGCATCCCTATCGGTACCAGGGCTGCAGCGATCAGAAAGGCATAGTCCTTCATGGGGCTTCCAAGAGGTAAGCAGTAATGGCAGGCAGATACAGCAACCCGGTTCCGCAATATCTGGATGATAACGGCAACCCGTTGCCGGGCGGCAAGCTCTATTTCTACGAGTCGGGCACGACCACGCCGCAGGATACCTACAGCGATGCCGGCCTGACCACCCCGAACACCAACCCGGTCGTTCTGGACGCTGCCGGCCGGACGCCCAACATCTTTGCCTCCTACGAGGATACCTATCGGGTCGTCCTGAAAACATCGGCCGATGTCACAGTCTGGACGAAGGACAGCGTCCAGTTCGCCGACGTGCAGCAATTGGTCACTCTGGCCGAGGAGCTGCAGGACCAGATCGACAATATTGAGACCATCGTCACCAACGCCAACCCCATCCGCAACCCGACGACGGAAGTTATCACGGCGGATGATTCGGTCACGTTGACGACCTCCTTCCTCCCGCACGTCTGCGTGGGCATCGACGGGCGTGTGGCCGGTACCGTGACGGCTGGCACCATGCAGTCGGGCACCCTGTCAGGGCTGGGCTCGACCTCTCGTCAGGCCAAGATGGCCGGCGTTTCGGGGGACTCGTCCTCGGTCGTCGAGTGGCGCTTCCGGGTGGCGTCGGCCGAGGCGCGTCGCTTCGCCAGCAAGACCTGCTCCATCTCCGCGAAGATCCGGCAGGAGTCCGGACTGACCGCCTCCACGACCATCGCCGTCTACAAGGCTGATGCAGCCGACAACTTCTCTGCCGTGACGCTGGTCGGCTCCAACGCTACCAACGTTCCGAGCAGCACCAACACGACCGTTGAATATGCCGGCCTTGCCATGGGTGACGTGTCCAACGGCATTGAGCTGGTCATCAAGACGCAGCCGGGCGGCGCCTTCACCACGAAGGATTTCTACCTGACCGACATCAAGATTGAAGTCGGCGCCTCGGCCACGACGTTTTCACCGCCCTCATACGCCGAATCGCGGGCAGAGGCGTTGGAGGTTGGTCTTGGCGTCTTCCGCGATACCGGCTCGGCGAATGCGATTGCCATCACTACCCGCGAGGCCGTGAGTCTTTACGACGGGATGACGGTGGTTGTCCTGCGCACTGCCACCAGCACCGGGGCGCTAACTCTGAATGTGGACAGCAACGGTAACACGACTGTCGTGCGCTCGGATGGGACTGCCTGCCGCAACGGCGACACGGTGAACGGGCGTTACTACCGCTTCCGGTACGACTCCACCAACAGTCGCTTTGTGCTGGAGAACCCGGAAATTCGGGCGCTCATTGCCACTGCCGTTGCCTTCATCGACACCACGACGCCCGCGTCGCCGAGCATCACTTATGGCAAGGGCGTGAGTTCGGTTTCGCAAATCGGCACGGGCATTTTCGAGGTCACGCTGTCGGATACCTATGGCGCCTCCAAGATGCTGCCTATCGCGCAGGTTTACGACACGACCACGACCTCCACGCCCTGCAAGACGTTTGCGCTGACCACGACGACATTCCGCGTCCGTATCGATAACGCCAGCGGCGCGACCTACAACCCCAACACCGGGTTCTTCATCCACGTATTTGGCGAACTCGCCAGCTAAGGAGCGCTCATGAACACGTTCAAGCCTTACAAGGACCTTGCACCGGCAGCCATCACGCTGGACGGCACCACCCAAGTCGCCCAGCTTCCCAAGGTCGCGGGCTCCGGCGATGTCATTCGCGTGGTGGTGGCTGGCACGGCGACCGCTCGCGTTCAGCCCGGCACGTCGCCCAATGGTGCGAGCGGCACCGTCAGCAACGGCGCCCTGATGATCGCGAATAGCGTGGAAACGTTCACGCTTGATCCGCAGGTCTCGCACGTCGCCGTCAGCGGCAGTGCGGGCTCTACGGTTGAAATCCAGATGGGCACGGGGCTCTAGTCATGAGTTTGCGAGTCGGCGCTGGCCGAAGCGCTTTCGGTCCCATCGCGGTACAGCCTCCCGCAAACACTGGCTATCCGCTCGCCAGCCTCTTCCTGCCCGGTGAAGACGGTTTTATCTGGGATGGCTCGGCCGGCGAACTCTGGACAACCTCGGCCGGCCTCACGCCTTGCGCGACGTCCGGGGCTGATCCGGTGGGCAAGGCGGAAGACCTGAGCGGGCTGGATACGGCTATCACGCAGGCCACGTCGGCGGCGCGAGGGCTGTACATCGTTGACAACGGCATCAAGGTTGTGCAGGGCGGGCAGAACGCGGCCAACCAGCGCACCTGGCTGGACTTCCCCAATCCGGCGGACCTCACCACCTACACGCTGTATGTCGTGTTCAAGACCAAGACGTCACCGGCCGGCTCGCTGCCGTTCGCGCACCTGTTCGGCTTCGACAACAACAACTACATCAACATCCGCGACAACAACCGGATCGAGTGCAACATCGGCGGGGCTAGCACCAACCTGAACGGGGCGGCCGCGCTGTTCGATGGCGGGGCGAGCGTCCTGCGCATCATCAAGTCCGGCAACGGGGCGGGCGAGGTCGCGCTGGCCGGCAAGGATAGCGTGTCATTCACCGACATGGTTACCACCACGGGCACGCACAACACCGGCACCTCGGGCGAGGTTAATGGCTGGCTGGCGGGTTACCCGAGCCTCGACGGCTTCCACCTCGCTGACGTCGCCTTCTGCCTGTTCTGCTCGGGTGCTTTCAACGGCACGCGACAGAGCACGGTGCAGTCTCACCTGCTCGACGCATTCGGGGGTTACTGATGACTGCCTATCTCTATCGCGCCAACTGCATCGCCAAGAGCGTGGCAGTCGGTGATGCGCTTGCTGGCGCAATCGGTATCACGCCCGAGGACGCCAGCACGTTCTCCCGCTGCGGGACCGCACTGTTTCTGGAGGGCACGACCCTCAACACAAACGGCCGGTTCGGCACCCATCTCGGCACGCCGGACGCTCGGTTCGCCTCGCCGCTACTGACCGCTCGGGAATATGCCTTGGTACAGGAGTTCATCAGCGACGGCCCGTACCCCGGCCTCAACGCGGTCGGCGTGAGCACCGCGATGATTACTGCCGCCAAGCCGCAAATGGTGATCGAGGTTGGCGAGCGTGCGGCGATGGAAGCGCACGCGCAGGCCTTCATCACGGGCGCTGGCTACATCACCCAATAACGGTAAGGAAGTATGAAGATGCACGACCAGCACAGCACGGCAGCCGAGATAGCTGCAGGCGTAACCAAATCGGCTCCGGCCGTTGCTGCATCGACATGGATATGGTTCGGCTTGCCGCTGGAGCGGTGGCTACAGGTCCTGACGATCATATGGCTGTGCCTGCAGATCGGCGGCTGGGTCTTCGACCGCTACAGGCGCTGGAAGGAAGACAAATGATCGGCATCTTGTGGAAACAGGCTCAGGACTTCGCCCGTCGCCTGCCGGAACTCTACACCGACCCCAAGGACGGCACGCTCTCCCATACGCGCATCGGCATGATCGTCGCCGGCCTTGTCTTCACCGTGAAGATGGCCGCGCACATGCCGGATAGCTGGGAGCTGTGGCTGACGTACATGGGCACAGTCGGCGGATATGCAGTGGCTCGTCAGTGGGTGGCGGGCAAAGCGCAACAGAATCAGTAGTCCACAAAAGAGGGCAAAGCCATGCCAAGTACGCAGTCTGGCATGTGGGAGGGGGTGCTACCGTTCTGCAGTACTGACCGGCAGCGCGAATATGTGCAGAGCGTTATCGATTGCGGGAGTGTGGCAAAGGCAGCTGAAGTCATGGGCATCAATGAGCGCAACTTGTGGCGCTCGCTCAAGGGCATCAGGGAGCGCGCCCAGCAGGCTCCGCTGGCCTCCCGGGTGCGCAGTTCCAACCTGAGCTATGACGCCCTCAAGCAGGACCGGAAGCGCACCTTTCGGCGCAAGAAGAACCACGAAGACGACCTCGCTAAGCTCACGCTGACACTGCCCATCGATGGCCCTTATGGCATCGTCTTCTTGGGCGACCCTCACGTTGACGATGATGGCTGCGATTGGGAAACCCTCGACCGGCATATATCGACCATCCGTGACACGGAAGGCCTGTATGCCGTCAATCTCGGCGACACGTCCAACAACTGGGTCGGCCGACTGGAACGGCTCTATGCCAACCAGCGCACCACGGCCGCTGAGGCGCACATCCTGGTTGAGGGTTTTATCCGGGAGCTGCAGGGCAAGTGGCTGTTCCATGTCGGCGGCAATCACGACCTCTGGAGCGGGCACGACGATCCGCTTCCAAATCTCTGCAAGGCAGCGCAGGCAACGTATATCCCCATCGGCGGCAAAATTGGGATACGGCAGGGGCGCAATACCCTGTTCATCAATGCCCGCCACACCTTCCCCGGCAATTCCATGTGGAACACGGCCCACGGCGCAGCACGCTCCGTGCTGATGGGGAACATCGATCACATCACCGTCTGCGGCCACAAACACACGACCGGGCAGAACATCCTGAAGGCCCCCAACGGCCGCATCTGCCACGCCCTGCAAGTGGCCTCGTACAAGGTCATCGATGAGTACGCCAAAGAGGGCGGCTTCCGCGACAACACGATTGCGCCGGCCTGCATGGTGGTTATCGATCACCGCCACACCGACACCAATCCTCGCATGTTGACCGTCTTCCACGACGTGGAGCAGGGCGCCGAGTACCTGCGTTTTCTCAGGGGGCAGCATGGCTAGGCCCAAGAAGCCCGAATTCGACGCGCAGGAGTTCGCCAAGCGGCACGAGCAAGAGGCCATGGCGCGCCTTGTCGAGAACATGCGGTCCGCTCAGGACGAGCAGGCGCAGAACGATGCGGCCTACAAGCTGTGGGCCATCGCGAACTCTTACGAGACGGTGCATTGATAGCCATTAAAACAGCGCTTACGCCGGCTAACGGTGCTTTTAATTGTGATTAGGGGATGACCATGAAGAACTCCCGCGACCCCGCCGACCTCCACCCGGCCGTCTTCAAGCGCGCTCAGGCCTTCATGGCGGAGTGCCGGAAGCAGGGCATTGAAATCCTGATTACCTCGACCTACCGCGATGCCGAGTCGCAGGCGGAGCTGTACGCCATTGGCCGCACCAAGCCCGGCAAGAAGGTCACGAACGCGAAGCCGGGGCAGAGCTGGCACAACTGGCGCTGCGCCTTCGATTGCGTGCCGCTGCGCCATGGCAAGCCGGTATGGAACACGACCGGAGCGGACGGCGAGCTGTGGGAGCGCATCGGCCAGATCGGCGAGGCCTGCGGGCTGGAGTGGGCCGGACGCTGGAAGACGTTTCGCGAGATGGCGCATTTCCAGTGGACTGGCGGACTGACGCTCGCCGACCTGCAGGCCGGCAAACAGCTCCCGGTGGCGTGATGGAGTGGCGTATGAGTCCCCTAGCTTTCATCGTGGCCGTGTTCATGTGTGGTGCTGCCGCAGGCTTCTGCGTTGGCTTGGTAGTGGGGTGAGCTATGGAAACACTGAAAGACGCCGGTCGCTTCTGTCTTGGCCTGCTGTTCGTGGTGACGTGCATCCCGCCGCTGCTGATGATCGGCGCAATCTGGATATGCGGAGGAAGTGACCGTGAGTCGACTTGATGTCATCCGCCCCTATGTCTTCCACCTCAAGGCGGCAGCCATGCTCATTCTCATTCTGCTGTTGTGCCAACAGGTCAGCCGGTGCACGGCCAGCGAGTACAAGGCGCAGATTGCGGCCATAGAGAAGGGCAACGCCTTGGCCGAGGCATCCCAGCAGCGCCATATGCGCGAATGGGAACATATGAAGTCCAGCGAGTTCGCCATATTGGCGGCGCAGAACATAAGGGAGCGGAACAATGTCCTTGCTCAGAAAGACCGCATTATTGCTGACCTGCGCTCTGGCCGGCTGCTTTGGCCGGGAGTGCAAGCCACTGCAACCTGCCAAGCTGCCGCCGATCCCGCCCCAGCTTCAGAGTCCTCGGACAGCGGACAACCTGGATTGGTGGGAGAAGCAATTACAGCCCGCTTCGCCGCCTGCGACGAGGTAGTGCACGAGCGGAATATGGCGGTGGAGCTGCTTAGGGCTGAGCGATCTAATTAGCCCTTGCTTGACTAACGCAATCTAATCGCGCCCATGTGTCCGCAGTCCTAGGACGCAGGACGATGCTTAGGGCTGAGAGGCGCTAGCTTTCGTGCCACAGTTCAATTGAGCCATGCTCCTGAATGAGCTTAATCAATTTGTCCGCCCCTTTTATGCCGGCATCCCGAAGCCCCTCCAAGTAGGGGATAATACGTTCGTCCACTACGGCAGGGCCATTCCCGCATGAGCCGTCGGTATCCCAGAGCTTGCGGCTGAGCTTGTATTTCAATTCATCGGGGAGGTGGCCTTTCGCCTCTTCCACCGGCTTCCACATCAAAGTACTACCCATCTCACCCCTCCCCACGCCTGCGGATGGCCTGAATCATAGACCGCCACACCTCCGCAACCGGGTAGTCTTCCGGCTGGCTCCATTCAAGCTGACTCTTGATGGCGGCCTCAATCATTTCCTTGGTTGGCTCGATTGGGGCTAGTACCATACCATCCGACGCATCGTCACGCCTGCGGATGGCGTCTGCACACAGGCCCAGCGCTTCAACGGCCGCGCTGGCTTTATCTGGCGACATCGCCGGCGGCATGTGCGCATCCATTCTATCCTCGCACACGGCAGCACACGCTTCCCGCTCGGCCTTGGCGGCGGCCTGCCAATCTTCCCACCTCGCTTGCATCGCCTTGTCCACGTATGGCTCACCAACGATGCAATGCCTCGGCATAAGGTCTATGCGCTGCTCGCGGGTCATATCGCGGCAAACATACGCCTCAAACTCTTTCCGCATTGTGTCCATGATTCCCTCTGCCAAACTACACACACCAGCCTTGAGCGGCCGGTAACGCTTCAGGGGCGGCCTTCGGGCCGCCGCTTTTTATTTGGGTTCCGCCTTCTCAAACGCGGCTTGCAGAACCGCCTTCATCGACGCCCAATGGCGGAGGTAAGTCGCCTCATCAACAGGCCCCTTCGGGAATACCTCAAGCTCAACCGCCTTCTTCATGGCGGCCTCTAGCATCTCATCAGTCACTGTCATCATCTCATCCTCTCTTGTGCGTGGGTGGGGTTAGGCGGGCGCTTCCACTTCATCGCCCAGCTTACTAGTAACATAGGCACGCATGGCGGCGACGAGGGGTGTGGGGCCCTTCTTCGGGCAGCGCATGTCTGCGTCCCACGCCACCCAGCCCTCGCTTGGCCGCCAAGTGAGGTCAATGCGCTCGCGCTCGATAATCGGGCCGCCGTCACGCCAGTTAGACGATGGCGAAAATGGCCCTCCTATATTGTGTTGGCAGTGGCGACTCCCATCGTCGGCCGTCCACATCCAGAGCCCGTCACAGCCCGCCGCTGTGCCAACAGCCCAGTCCAGTTGCGCACCGATCAGGTCGGCAGTCTTCACCTTCACCAGCTTCATACCCCCTCCATTTCTCTACCAAAATCCGCCCTGAACCCCACGCCAAACCACTGCCCAAACAGGCAGCTATTTTGGTACGGATGCCAGGAAACCCGCGCCGTTGCTGGTGAGCCATGAGGCTACGAACCAGACGGTCGCGGGACAAAACAGGAGACTTATTTCTCGGAAATTTCTCGGAAATTTCTCGGGCGATTTTGCCGAGATTCGAGAGTTCGCAAGCGATTGAAGCAGAAGGGAAATTGGTGGGCCCGCTGGGACTTGAACCCAGGACCAAAGGATTATGAGTCCTCTGCT